GCCTGTGTTTTCTGATGTTCCCTCTTTTTGTGTAGCATAAACCTGATGGTCATACTTGTAGTTTACTTTCATAGCACCTGACATGTGATATTTCTTACCTGCTTTTGCAGGAGTTAGAAAACCTACTTCAACGAACATACGATGATATTTGTTTCCTGTTGCACCTGTTTTTTCTACAACAATGATGTTAGTGCCTTCTTTGGTATGTTCCTGACCTAACTTGTCTGTATAGGTTTCGACAGTACCATCATCAATCTTACCGACTTTAACAATTCTATCTGAACTATTATCGTATGGGTCATTGAGAGTGCCATTCATTATTTCTGTTTGACCATAAGAGCCATTCTCTACTTTCTCATCTATTGCTTTTGCTTGTTCCATTATGTTATCTGCATCCATTTTTTTCTCCTACATTATGTTATTTTTTACTTGTTCATTTACTTGTGGTGGTGTTGGGTTGGTATTATTTTTACCACTACCTGAACCATTGCCATCATCATCTTCCGATGGGATACCAAACAAGGTTTGAAGACCATATCGTTTAGCATAGGTCAGTCCTGACCCAAACTTATGTGCATCATTTGTATTAGCACATGGCACAGGGGTACATGAATCTAAAGTGTCTGTATCGTTTTCGTGTCTGATAACAGTCCTTATATATTCTTTTCCATCTGTACTTACTTCATGTTGAGAGAAGCATAAACCAAATTGTGTAGCTTCATTAACAACATCTATAACATCTTCGAGAGTAGAATATTTTGAACCATAAAATGAATTCTTCCCACTCTGCTTTGCTCTGAGTTTTAGTGCTTGGAACTTAACCAATGCACTTACTAATCTAAGCTCATTGTTTTGTTTTTCTTGTATTTTTGTTATTGCCATTTGTTTCTCCTTTAGTTAATTTGAGCAGTTTCGTAGACAGACTTACTCAGGTCTAATTATTTATATCTCCTCGTTGCTGATTGTAATGTCTCTGACTATCTTTGCTTTGATATCACTAGATACATGTAAGTTTTTATCTTCTTGAGTGTAATCAGGTACTACACGAGAAACATGCTTACAATACCCTGATATAGTTGGAATTGTATCTTCTTTGAAAAAAAAGCTCGTGATTTCACCTTTTACCCAAGAATTTTCCATAGTTTGTGTATACCTACTACTTGTTAATTTATCGGTATCTATATCTACTTCATATTCTATTTCGACCTGTCTAATAATTTTACGTTTCATAATATTTCTCCATTTGTTGATAACAAGATTACACCTAAAGTATATCTATGTAAACCTTTTTTTTATACGAAAAGTAATATATACTCATTGGGGTAAACAACAGGAGTAACAATGATATTAAATGATTATATTAAGAGGGAAGGGATATCAGTATCTAAATTTGCTGATAAGTGCAATATACCATTGCCTACTATGTCAAAGTATTATTATGGAGAGAAGATACCAAGACAAGAGAACATGATGAAGATTTACAAGCACACAGAGAAAAAAGTAACAGCTAATGATTTCTATGGTATTGGCTAATGTCTTTTCAGTCTATGGCATGGGCAGTACAACAAAACACTAATAACACAACAAGTAAGTTGATTTTATTGATGTTATCTAATTATGCAGATGAAGAACATGCTTGTTTCCCAAGTATCAATCATATTGCAAAGTTATGTCATTGCTCTGAAAGAAGTGTCAAAAGACATATAAAAGACTTACAGAAAAGAGGTTATATTAAGATTGGTAAAATTAAAGGCAGAGTGAATAATACTAACAGATATATATTGGGTAGTGCCAATAGTTCACTAGTGCCAAATACTGCAATCGGTAGTGACACAGTGGCACACAATACTAATATAAAGCAAAGCAACATTTTAAATAAGGTTAAGAAGAATAAAAACTTCTTAGCAGGTTAATTTATAGGAGAGATATATGAAGAAAATTGAAGGGGTATACAGGGCAAAAGATTTAACAGAAGATATATGGGATTTGTATAAAGGGAAATCACAGAAAAGATATTATTGTGGTTTTAGTTCTATAGACCCATTTTTTAAGATAATTAAACCTTCTTTTAATTTATTTACAGGCACACCTAATTCAGGTAAGTCTAGTCTGACATTAGAGATAGCATTGAGAACTGCAAGAGAGCATGGTTTTAAATATCTTATATTCTCACCTGAGAGTTCTTTAGCTGTAAATTTAAAAAGGTTAATTGAAAAATATGTACAGAAGCCATTTGATATTATGTTTCACAACAGAGCAGATGAAACAGAAGTATTAGAAGCTATAGAATTTATACATGAGCATTTTCTTTTTTTGGACATGGAGCAAGAATCTCCATCGATAGATTGGATATTAGAAAGAGCAAGATTAGTACATGAAGAATTTGATATCGATGGTTTGATTATAGACCCATATAATGAGATAAACAATGAGAGAGACAATGGGCTTCGTGAAGATGAACACATATCATCATTGATATCCAAGATAAAACGATTTAACAGAGAAACAAATACATTTACATTTTTAGTTGCACATCCTACCAAGCAAATAAGAAGTGCTGATGGAACATTCAAAGTAAATAGCCTTTTTGATGTTTCAGGCTCAGCAAATTGGAATAATAAGGCAGATGTTGGGATTATTGTCACAAGAGACCATGAGAATAAGACCACTAATGTAAGGATTGCTAAAGTTAGAGAGATAGATGTTCAGGGCAATATCGGTGAATGTACTATCCGATGGAACAACAGTACCAAGTGTTTTGAGGACATTTCTGCCTTCTAAAAATAATCGAAAATAAATGCAAAAAGACTTGATATATACTTTAAGTATGTAATAATACTTATATAGGGTAATGAAACCCTAGTAAACAAAGGAGAAACAGAATGAAAGAAATAATAATAACAAAAATGACAGGTAAAAATGGCAGACCAAGCACTTATGAAATAGATGCATTTGATATGTCTAAAAAATACACATTGATAGACACTTGTAAAACCGAAAGACATGATGATGTTCAAGGCATTGTATTTTACATGCAACAAAGTCATGACATAGATAATAGTAAAATTACTTACGAAGCATATTGATAAATTAACTAAAATAGGAGAAACATAATATGACAACAACAGATATAAAACATACAGTAGATTATACCTCTTGGAGAACAAGAGATATAAATTTAGATAAATATAAACCAATGATTGGTGATGTAGTGAACTTCAAAGGATTCTTAGGTAGAAGCTCAAGAACAAGAAAAGATGTTCTTTTCAAGGTAACAAAAATTGTAAGAACTAAATCACCAATTATTGATTACATTGCAAGAAGGTCAGATGGAACAGATTGGAATGTTTATAAATTGGGTTACACACATAACTATCATGTTCATTTTGCAAGACTTAAAAAAGATGGAACATTAGGTAAAAAGTCTCTTGTTTATAAAGCAGACAACAGACTTAATAGTACATATCCAATCGATTTAGGTATGAAACCATTAAGCCTATTCAGAATTTATGATACAGATTCAGGATTTGGTTACTACCTATGCAATAAAGATGATGCATGGGTAAACTATAGTTTTTAAATTTACAAACAAAGAAAGAGAGCAGTCAGAAATGATTGCTCTTTTTTTATTTTTACTGTATAAAAAAGGTGTATGCCAAAACTAGTAGACAAGAATCAAGAGACAGCAGATACAATAGAGAGACTTTCAGGTCTTGGATTGAACCATGAGCAGATAGGTTATGTAGTCAATCTAAGCAAACCAACCATGTACAAGTATTATCATGAAGAACTTAAATCAGGTAAGGCTAAAGCTATAGCACAGATTGCTAGTAATCTTTTTCAAACAGCATGTGGTATTGGTAGAGATGCTTTAGTTGCTCAGATGTTTTTCTTGAAGACACAAGCAGGTTGGAAAGAAACTAACATAGTAGAAGTGGAAAACATTACTGAACAAGATGATAAATTTAGAAAGCTCATTACAGAAATTCGAGACACTAGACCATCAGAGAAAGACAGCATCGATTCTATTAACTGAGTGGTATCGACACAAGGCTAGAGACAATCAAGTTGTCAATGAATCTGACAAGTACAACATACACTTATTCTTAGCAGGTAGAGGTTGGGGTAAAACCCTGACAGGTGCTTATGACATTATCCAATACTGCTTAATCAATCGTGGTGTTATGTGTGGTGTGATTGCACCAACCTATGGTGACTTAAAAAGAGTTATCTTCTCAGGTGATTCAGGATTTATGAATATCATTGACAGAGATTTACTTGGTGGCGCAGGATACAACAAGTCAGATAATGAGATAACATTTTACAATGGTAGTAAGATAATCGGATTCCCTGCAATAGAACCTGACAGACTTCGTGGAGTACAGTTTCACAGAGCATGGTGTGATGAACTTGCATCATGGAGATACAGAGAATCATTTGACAACCTTATGATGGCATTAAGACTAGGACAGAATCCTAAGTGCATTATTACAACAACACCAAGACCAACAAGACTAATCAAAGAACTTGCAACAAGAAGTGATACAGAAGTCATCAAGGGCAACACATTTGAGAACATAGACAATCTAGCACCATCAGCAGTTGCCATGCTCAAAGAAAGATATGAAGGCACAAGGATTGGAAGACAAGAACTTTATGCAGAGATACTAGAAGATGTAGAGGGAGCATTATTCAACTCAGGATTGATAGAAGATGCAAGAGTAAGAGAAGCTCCTGAGCTAGAAAGAATCGTTGTAGCAGTAGACCCTGCTGTAACATCAACAGAGAACTCAGATGAAACAGGCATCATTGTTGCAGGTAGAGATAAGGATAATCACTTTTATATTTTACAAGATGCTTCACAAGTAACCTCTCCTGATGTGTGGGTGAAAAAAGCAATAGAGTTATACAATCGTTACGAATGTGATAGGATTGTAGCAGAGGTTAATAATGGTGGAGATTTAATTGAAAGACTTTTACGAACACAAGACAGCACAGTTCCTTATACAAGTGTTCGTGCTACGAGAGGAAAGCAAGTTAGAGCAGAACCAATCTCTGCATTGTACGAACAAAACAGAATACACCATGTCGGCTATTTCAAGGATTTAGAAGAACAGATGTGTCAATTCACAGGAAATAATGTAAAATCTCATGATGACAGGGTGGATGCTTTGGTATGGGCTATAACAAGTCTGCAAAGCTCAGGTAAAGCAATTTTTAGGATAAGTTAAACATGGGATTATTTGATAGATTTTTTAAGGCAGAAGAAAAACCAACACAAAAAAAAGAAGCACCTAAAGTTATGTTTAACAAACTTGATGCTTACTCATCTAAGACTAACAGAAGATATAAAGACTATGCTAAAGATGGCTACCAAGAAAATGCTATTGTGCATAGATGTGTACAGCTTATCTCTAACTCTGCATCAGCAGTAGACTTGTGTGTCTATAGTGGTGATACAAAACTAGACAACCATGAACTCATATCATTACTTGCAAGACCTAACCCATTGCAATCAGGTGTAGAATACTTTGCATCACTATATTCTTATTTACTAATATCAGGTAACTCTTATATCCTAAGAGATACAGAATCATTTACACCACCAAGAGAATTATATTTATTAAGACCTGACAGAATAGAAATCAAGGCAAGTGAATCAATCATACCGACAAGTTATAACTATGTCATAGATGGCATAACTAGAAATGTATATCCTGTAGACCCAAAGACAGGCAGTGGACAAATCAAACAGATTAAGCTGTGGTCTCCACTAGATGATTTTTATGGACTATCACCAATCGGTGCTAGTGCATACAACATTGACCAACACAACCTTGCAGGGATGCACAATGTGGCACTTCTTAAAAATGGGTGTACTCCTAGTGGTATGCTTAAATTTGAACCCACAGATGAGACAGGGATGTCTACTCAATTAACAGATGACCAACGAGCTAGATTGCTAGAAGATTTAGAGTTTAGGTTTCAAGGAACTCATAACTCAGGAAGACCGATGTTACTAGAAGGAAACTTCTCATATCAGCAATTAGGCTTGAATCCAAAGGATATGGATTTCTTAGAACTGCTAAATTTATCAGCAAGAGAGATTGCCTTGTGCTTTGGTGTACCTGCTCAGTTGATTGGGATTCCTGATAGTCAAACATACTCAAACATGGAGACAGCTAAACTTGCACTCTATGAAGAAACAATCATTCCTTTACTAAGTAGAGTTGAATCAGACTTAAATGAATACCTAGCACCACTTTACAGTGGAGACATATCAATAAAATATGATTTAGATTCTATTCCTGCAATGGCAGAGAAAAGAAGACAAATCTATGACAATGTTACACAAGGTGTTAATGCAGGTATCATTACTCGTAACGAAGCAAGAGAAAGATTAGGATTAGAAGAAGTATCAGGTGGTGATGATTTATACATTCCATCTAACTTATTCCCAATCGGTGAGACAGAAACATCACCTGAAGATAGTGCTAAACCTGTAGAAGTTGATGAAGCAGAAAAGTCTTATGAAGAAGTCTATGGAATCAAAGAAGAAACATCTAAGGATGTATTCACTACAGAAGAAGAAGCAATTGACCGAGCTGAGGAGATAGGATGTGTCGGTACACATTCACATCAGCAAGATGGTAAAACAATTTACATGCCATGCAGAACACATGCAGAGTACGACAGGCTAACAGAAGAAGAAAAAGCAATAGCTGATTTAAACTTAACACCATCAGATGCAATGGTTACAGAAGCACAACGAGGATTGGATTGGAGAAAAGAATTTAACAGAGGTGGTACAGCAGTAGGTGTATCAAGAGCAAGAGATATCGTAAACAAAACTAGATTATCTCCTAACACAGTTCTCAGAATGTTCTCATTCTTTTCAAGACACGAAGTAGACAAACAAGCAGAAGGATTTGACAGAGGAGAAGATGGTTATCCATCAGCAGGAAGAATAGCATGGGCATTATGGGGTGGCGATGCAGGTTTTAGTTGGTCAAGACAAAAGGTTAGACAACTTGATAGAGAAAGAGATAAATTTTATGAAGCAGTATCTGAATTAAAAGAAGATTTTATTGAAGATGAAAAACAATTAACTGCTGCTGTTAAAAAAGGATTACAAAATAAAGTTGATAAACATAATGAAAAGCACGGAGATAAAAAAGGTAAAAAAGTTACATTAAGAATGTTATCTGCTGTCTTTAGAAGAGGAGTTGGTGCT